ACAACTGCGTCCCTCACCCACGAACAACTGTTCGGGGGGGGGGTAACAATCGACGGCGCAGCAGAAATCCAGAGTGAATTGCGCGACCGTAGAGACAAGAAACCGAGCTCCGAACTGAACTTTGCACCGAGCAAGGCGGGCCGCGTGGCTTGCTTTGATGAAAAGCGGTGCTATATTACAGACGGCGAGCTCAAGCCGCTTGCCTACTTCGACGCGGATGCTTATATTGCCGCGTGTGGAATATCGGACGACGGCAGCGTGGCTCTTTTTATGACGGCATACGGCCCGAGCGGAGAGAGCACTATGCTTATTGATGCGAACACCTTTTCGACCATCGCGGCCGGAGCTGTTCAGGTGAGCGCAAATACCGTTCGCGGGATAAACGTGGATTCGGCACGAAAAAAATTCACCCTGTTCACCGCGAAGAAGCGGGAGACAGGGTGGAGCGAGAAGCTCGGCTTTACATTCGCCCTTGAGCCGACAGCCCCGGCAGACAAGCCGCAGGAGATTCCAGACTACGGCGGCATGAGAACCGCAGAACTCATGGAAATCCCGCATGAGGAGCTTGAGGCCGCTCGGAAAAAGGCAATGGACGAAGTTGATGGCGACGACAGTTGGGAAAAAGAACTCGACGCGAAGAACAGAGCGAAAGCCGGGATTGATGGCCCGGATGCCGAGACACTGGAACAGAACGCCGAGAGGCTGAAATGGTATGAAGAAAAAACAGACTTGTCACCCTACGAGCTGCTCGAAAAGGCTCAGGACTGCATTGGTGAGCTGAAAGAGACCTACACGGAGCAGGCGGAACAGAAAGCGGTAGACTATTTGAGCCTGTCAGCCCTGAATCCCAAGATGTCCACATACCAGCTCTCCAATGCCTACAAGGAGCTCGGCCAGATATACGACCAAAACGACCTCAAGCAGAAAGCCCTCGACGCATACCGGGAGGGCCTGCGTCTTAACTCCGGATTGTCCGTGAAGAAACGCATCAAGCAGCTCGAGAAAGAGCTGAACGCATAAAATGACCCGGCAAGTGACGAAAGCCTCCTGCGGAGACCCACAAAGCGTCACGGTGGACAGGCGGCAAACTTTACGACCAGACCGCAAAAGCCCGAAATCGAGGCCCCGGAGCCGTGCTCGTGGCGTTCTACGGCTCAACGTAGGAGAAAGCACTCCGAAAAGCTACCGGCAAATTGCCAGCAAGTTAAAATCAGCCTGCGGGAGACGGCCCACAGGGAGGTGATGGAGAGGGCTACACGGGGACCACGAACAGCCCTCCCGTCAACAATGGCTGCTCCGAAACACCGCAGCAGGAAGAACGGCGCGCGCAAATCCCGTATGCGTGGCAGCAGCTCAACCTCTGGCGGGCATAGGAGGCAAGCATGGAACAGTCTATTTATGAGCTCTACATGGAGCAGGTCAACCCGCAGGACACCCGCGAAATCATGCAGGCAGAGGACACGCTCACCGCGTTGCTCAAGCTGGTGGAAAACCGCGAATTGCGCGACGCCATCGACCGCGCAGCAGGCCGCGTTGCCTACCTCCGAGAAGTAGCGGCATTTGAGGCCGGTTACGGCTTTATGCCCGAATAACAAAAAGGGAGGCCCGGCACAACGCCGGGCCTCCTGATTCATTATAGCCCAAGATAATCCTCAATGCTCATGCCGAGCGCAGCGGCGACGGCATGAATCTGGTAAACATCGCGCGGGACCCGGCGACCGGCCTCCCACTCCTCGAGTGTCCGCAGCGGGACGCCAGAGAGCTGCGACAGCCGGGTGCGGGTCAACCCGCGAGCCTCGCGCAGCCCGGTGATGCGAACGGCAACAGGCGTTAAAGCTGACATCTTGAAATCCCCCTTGAATCTGCTATAATAGAAATGCCGGAGAAGTGAGGCATCTGCAAGCTGTTTCTCACTCCCCCGGCGTTTCAGAACTCTGGCCGCCGTCATCGGCCTTTGTTCTTCATCGGAGAGCCCTGCTTACTTGTTGAGCAGGGCTTTTACTTTTTCCACGGCCTCCTCGAGCGTTTTGCTGTTACGCATAAGCTCAAGAATTTCACGGGTCCGGTTCTCCTTTGCCTCGTCGCGAAGTACCTCGGCGGTATTCATTTCGTCGTCCATGTCGTTTCCTTTCTGGCCTTGCCACCTTACTCATTGAGGAGCACCCCCTCAACTGACTATATTATACCACGCGAGCGCGTGGAAAGCAAGAGCAAAATGACAATTTTTTGAAATATTTTTGCGTACCTGTGAAAGATTTACTGCTCGATGTACCGGAAGAGGAAACCGCCCGCATGGGGTAACTTTCCCTTGCATACCTTTCCGATTGCGCTGTCATCCAGACCGGTAGCACGGGAGGCAGCAGCGATACTCGGATACTCATGTATGACCTGATTTGTCTTGCGGTCAATCTGGCAGACCGGAGCGAGCGTTGAGCCGTGATAGGCCCGGACACTCCGGCCGTATCCGTCGCCCGGTTCGGGAGCCGTCTTGCCGTTCCACTTTGCGCCGGATGCGAGACCGCCGAAAAGAAAGCCCTGCATCTCGTAGGCACGGGACAGACGTCCCAGCAGCGTGTCGAGCTGGTCGCGCTGGTTCCGGTCGAGAGACTTGAGGAACACGTCAATTTCCTTTTCGGCCTCGACGACCTCCTGAATCCCGACGTGCAAAACGTCGTTTTGCTCATACTTCTCATACAACGTCCGATAGACAGCAGCCACGGTACAGGCCTCCTTACATCCCGGCTATAACATCGGCGAGCTCCTCGGGAGAAGCATTCACCCAATCTGCGAGCTCTTTCTTTGTCTCCTCGTAATCTTCCAGCACGACGGCGGCAGCCTCATTCTGCCCGTCGATTGCCCGCCCGGAGGACAGGTCATCCGCAGCGACAAGGCGCAGGATGGCGACGGCGCGCCGGAGGCTCATTTTCTTTCTTCCCATTCTGCGGACACCTCCCCGTCTTTGTAAAAGAGATTTGCACGACGCAGGCGGAACGCCTCAAGAATGAGCGTGAAAGCAGTGTCGCAGGTGGCGTAGACCATCTCGAAACCGGGCATCTCCCATAGACCGGCATTATAGAAATTGGCAGCCAGCTCGACGACGATGCGCTCATTCTGGCTCAAATTGAACGCCTCCTTTGCGGCCGTGAACATCATGTAGTCCTCGCCGATGACGGCAATGCGGAGCTCCGGCCAGCGCGTGAGCGCGGAGAGCAGGTACAGGGACGCGCCCCAATACGGATTGACGCGACCGGATTCTGGATTGACGATGTGCGGAATCCGCTGAAGCTCAGACAGGAACGCGGCCTCGTGCTCCGGGCTTTTGTATGTGATATTGATTTCCATGTGAACCTCCTTACATATCGACCGAAACAAAATGATAGGCGTACCAGCGGCCACGACGGCGGAAGAGCTTGACGCCGGTGGTGAAGAACTGCCCGCCGCAGCCCAACTCGTCGAAAAGGCGGTAGGACCGGTACATCTTGAACCACAAGAGAGCCCGCTCCTCGGAATAGTCGGCGGTGTAGTCGGGCAGTTCAACAAGCTCAACGAAAGAATCGAGCTCGTCGCGGACGATGCGGTAATCGGAATCCCGATGGATGTACTCCCGGATGTCGCGCTTGAGCTGAATGACGAACTCCTCGACGCGCTCGCTATGCGCCGGACCGGGAAAACGCTCGAACATGAGCAGGTCGTTGTACGCCTCTTTGAGGCTGTCATAATCGTGGATATCGCGGGACACTAGGCTCCCCCCTTTTCTTCCTTTGCCTTGCGGAGCTCCTCGAGAAACTCAGGGAGCGGCAGCCGCTCGAGCTGATACTCCCGGCGCGCGGCCGGAGACAGGCCGTTGAGCCATGTCTCGTACTTTACCCGCTCCTGCTCTGCGCAGGCCCGGATGCTTGCGAGAGCATCTGCAGGCGGGTAATCCTCGCCGACGTACCAAGTGATTTTTCCCTCGTTGGAGATGTGAGCGACCATCTTGAAATCGCCGTCCTCCATCACGGCGGAGTTGCAGACCGTTACGCCGTTTCCGAGACAGCCGAGGAACAACTTGAAATTCCGGGCAGCCATCAGTAAATCTCCTCCTCAAGCATCTTTTTGCTGAACCGCTCAATCTCCTCGAGAGAGGTCCACTCCGGCTTCTCGTCGTCGGAAAAGCTGTCCCACAGGATGCGAATGGCCTGAATATGATTCTCAACGCAGCAGCCCCAGAGGTACTTGCTGAAACGCGAGCCGCAGCCGAGGAAATACTTGCAGTCCTGAATGCAGCGGCTCAAGAGCCTGTAGCGGAACTCGGCATCGGAGCCGACAAGGTCAGTAGCGACGTTGCCGAAATAATGAAATTCCGCGTCGCCAGCGAAGTAGAGCGTGACGCTGGCATCGAGGCTGCGCGGCCAGCCGTCCGGGTACGGACGGGTCGAGCCGTCAGAGAAGTGGGTCATCGCTGTTGCGGTCACCCCGATGGCGGCCTCGTTCTCACGGGGGCGGCAGAAGAACGTGCGAATCTGGATGCGCTCACACTCCATGGAACCGGCCTTGCCGATGCGGTCTGGGAACAGGGACATGGCCGGGTCATACCCGGCAGCTTTCAAACGCTCAAGAACGGTCATCAGAAGAACCTCCTATTCAAACGTATACACATAGCCGTTGTACGGAAAGGCAGCGGCAGCGGCGGCCGCCCGGGCGACCTCCTCGGCGAACTTCTTCGCCTCCTCCGGCGGAACCGTCCCAATGGAGGGCCAGCTCACGCCAAGATGAACAGCACCGTCAGGAGACGGCCGGAGCTCAAAGACCTCCACATTCCCGTGGATGCGGTTCTCATCCTGCACCTTGCGGAGAGCGGCGAGAAAATCCTCAAAGAACACGGCAGGGAAATTACTTTCGTTTGTCATAAAATACTCCTTTCAGACCTTGCTGTGGCCATCACAAGATGGGCTTCGTCCAGCCGGTCCACCAGCAGTCGAAATCTTTCAGAATCTTCTCTCGGTTCTCCGGGGTGTCAGGCAGATTGTAGCCGGAGCGGGAGTTGCCGATGAAAAGTTCCCCGAAATCGTTCAGCCCACACGAGACACCGGTACGGCTGTCCTCTTTGAAAATAAGCATGATGCAATCCCTCCTTAGTCTCTGTTCTCGCGCTTCCACATGAGGAAGTTCTGGGAATCATCTGGCCCCATCGAGACCGGCTTGGTCGTGTTGATGAAATCGGGGCAACCGAAGCAGACGAGCTCGTCGGGGTTGCTGCGGGTCTGCGTCAGAACTTTGGCAGGGACGACGGTCTTCAGCGCCTTTCCGGACGGGACGCCCGGAACCTCGATGCGCCGGAGCAGCATATTGAAGTCGTAGTACCAGTCGAGATTCATGTACCGCTCCTCGCTGTCCGTGCTCTCGATTTCCTTGATGTACTCGGCCAGAGCACCGCGCACATCAAGACGAACCGGAGCGACGCTGTCGTCGTAGCTGTCGTAGAGGGTGATGGTCTCGGCCTTGCCGAAACGAACGGTCAGGGCAGCAACGCTGCCGGTGTACTTGTAGAGCTCCATAAAAACCTCCTACCCGAAACGGGTCTTGCTACTTGCTTAACGTCCCTAAAAGGGACACACGAAAGCAAAAAAATTAAGCGACCTCAACCATACCAGCCAGACCGTAGAGGAGCTCGTGGTCCTCAAAGGAGATGCGCTCTTCCTCGAATGCACGGTCAATCTGCCAGTAGCACTCGTCGCGGTCGTTTTCGCTCTGGATTGCGGCGATTGCCTTGACCAACTTTTTGAACATATCGTTACCCCCTATCGACCATCAACCGAAATACTTGCTTGCGAACTGAGCCTTGCTGAGGGTCTTCATGTCGTAGACGTACTCGACAGCGTCTGCAACGTCCATGTCGGCACCGGTGACGAGCTCATTGACCAGAGCGGTGAAATTGTTTTCGCGGATGAACTGCTTCATGGATTCGAGAGTTTTCATAATCTTCCTCCTACCCTTTTCGGGTCACGTTCGTTCTTACACCCTTATTATAGACCCTAAAAGGGACAATGTCAAGTAAAATCTGGCAATTTGTGGCAAAAAGTTTTCGAGAATGACGCTTTTTGCGGCATTATGCACGAAACGGCGGCAGAACAGAAAGAAAGCAGGAGCCCGGAGGCCCCTGCTGATATAGTTATCCTGTTTATCCTAATGAATTTGACCACAACAATTACAAGCACAAGGATTTTCCGCTGCTGAGCGAGAAATCGCACTTCACCGATGATACCG